CGGTAATGCCGCCGAGGGACGGGACAAAGTTGCGCGCCCGCGCGCCGGTGGACCAGACGACCTCCACCGTGCGTGCGGCACGATCGACGGTGGCGGGTGCGGTGATGGCGCGGCGGGCGGTGATCGATTGCCCATCGGGGGGAAGTCGATCGGGCAAAGCGGGATCAGCCGGCGCAGGATCGCTCCCGCCCGGGTCGGTGGTTTCGGTCATGGTGAGCCCTATGCTGTGGGAGTATCTGGCGGCGTTGGTGCTGCAGCGCCGGCCGCACCTGTGGCCGCGATTTCCACCGCCGCCATTTGCGCTGCATCCTGCGCGCCACCGGATTTGGCGACACGCCTTGGATCGGTGTCGAGCGAGATGCCCGCGGCATCCAGCGCAGCATTGGCTTCGCGGATCATCTCGACCGCCGAGCGGAAATCATAGCCAAAGGCACCGGCGGCTTCGGGCTGCGGCACAAAGCCCGCGCGCACCTGAGCGATCAGCGCGGTGGTGTCTTTCAAGGGGTCAATCATCTCATGCGCTGGCGGCACGTGCGCCACACCCTTCGGCATGGCATCCGCCCAAAGCCCGAGCAGCGCGCCTTGCGCGTGAAAGCGCTCGGCGATAGGCCGCACCAGCATCGGGATCAGCATGCCGTATTGCACCTGTTCGCACAGCCGCCGGAATTCGATCTTGCCTGCGCGGAGACTGGAGTAATTCGCCTGGGTCAGATCGCCGGAGACCTGGTCATAGGTGAGGCCCGCACCGACAGCGGCGGCTTCAAGCGAGCGTCGCGCGAAGGCGGTATGCGACCCACCGCCGGAGGGGTTCACCACACTTACATCACCCTGGCCGCGCCGATACAGGATCATCCCAGGCTCGAAGCTTTCCACTGCGCGGCCTTGCGCGTCACGCAGCAGGCCAGGGTTGGCGTCGCTCGGTTTGGTCAGCGTTTCCTCACCATCATCAGTGACCACCGCAGCGAGGCAGGCCTCAATCTTGGCTTTCATCAGCAGTGCTGCTTCGTAATCGCCAAGATCACGCAGCCGGAGCAGCACGGGCGCGAGCCAGGAGACATCGCGCAATTGCCCGGGGCGACGCTTGCGGAACACATGCAGCACGTCGCGTGCAGGGATGAAGTTGCTCGTCAGCCGCGCACCTGGCAGCATCCAGGCGCCGGGATGGGTTGGGAATAGCCAGTATCCAATCGGCTCGCCAAAATTCCCAAGTGCGATGCCCTGGATGGTCGGCACGCCATTCACCACGCCATTGCGCGCCGTATCCAGATGATCGCTTTCCAGCACCTGCAGGCTGAGGCCGATCGGGTTCCGCGGCGATGTCGGCACTGTCAGCAGCCGGATGAAGCATTCGCCGCTTTCGACGACCGCGCGCATGGCCAGCGCCTGCAGGCCATAGAGATCGAGCTTGTCCTCGGCGTCGCAGGCGGTGCTATCCGCCCAGGCCTGCCAGGCGTTGCGATGCGCGGTTTCAGGCCATCGCGTCGTGATGCCCGCACCGACCGCATTGCCGGTCCAGAGATCGACGATGCGCGCGGCATAGGGATCATTGCGCACCGCATCACGCGCGCGCCTTGCGACGCTGGCAGCGGCCATACCGACTTCGCCATTCGCGCTGCCGCCTGAGGGCGACCAGGATGAGGCGCGGTTCTCCTGCGCGGCCGCGTAACCCCTGAGGGCATTCCAGGCAGCGCGCAGGTGGAGCTTCATGCGGCGGGGGCCATGACGCTATCAAGCAGCGCGCCAGCAGCCTCGGCAATCGGGCCATGGCAGGCAATGCGATCGGCTGCGACCCAGGCGAGGGCGAGGCTTGCTGCTTCGGGCGGCGAGAGTTCCTTCTCCCAGGCGGTCTGGCGCAGCCGGGCGAAGGCACGGAAGGCCTCCTCCGGCACGCCAAGCGCTGCCGCCAGCGTGGCGGGTTGCCAATGCGTCTGTTCCATCATGCGTTCCTTGTGAAACTGGCGAGTGTCACGCCCGGCCGCCGCGCAGTGGCGTTCTCCGCGCCGTAAAGGGCGGCAATGGCGCGGCCCAATTCATCCAGGCTGCGATATTCGACCGTGCGGCCTTCGAAGGTCACGCGCGTGACGCCGCCGGTATAGGCGGAGGCCAGCACGGCTGCGCGGCTGCCCGCAGGCTGCGCTAAGGCCCAAGCAAGGGTGGCGGGGTCCATGGGTATCTTCCCAGTCTAGAATTGGAAGGGTGTCCCCAGTTACTGGGTGGATGCATCGGCTGAGCGAGGGGCTATTCGGCTCACGATTGCGCCTCTGGACCGGAATCATGTAGCCTCGCACCCATGGCGATACCTGATTTTCAAACCCTGATGCTACCTGTACTGCGCCGTCTTGCTGAGCGGCGCCTCAAAAGTCGTGAACTCGTCGACGCAATCTGTGACGATTTCTCTCTTACCGAAGAAGAACGGCTCCAGATGAACCCGTCGGGTAAGCAGGCGACTATTTTCAATAGAATTCATTGGGCGCTGACTTATCTCAATTCCGCGCGCCTGATAACGCGTGTCTCACGCGGTGTTTATGAGGCATCTGAAAGGGGCCACGAGCTGCTGCGACAGCCGCCTACGCGTATCGATATTCCTTTTCTGAAGCAGTATGATGAGTTTCGGGCGTTGCGTCCGAACGACCGTTACTCTGAGACCATCGATTCGGTGACTAGCACCCCGGTTTCCCAGGCAGACAGCAATTCCTCGGGGACCCCAGATGAGCGTATTTTTAATGCTGTTGCCGATATTGAAGCGGAGCTTCGTGAACGAGTTCTACAAAGAATTCTTGAGTGTCCCCCTGCTTTCTTTGAAAAACTGGTGCTCGATCTACTCCTGGCTATGGGTTATGGCGATGGGCATCAGGCTGGCGAAGTTCGTGGCAGATCTGGTGATGGCGGGATTGATGGTGTCATTCGCGAAGATAAACTTGGCCTCGATATTATCTACGTCCAAGCCAAACGATACCGAACAGAGAATGTCATAGGCCCAGATAAGATTCGTGAATTTTCTGGTGCATTGGATTTTCATGGCGCCAGAAAAGGCGTGTTCATTACAAGCAGCCGATTCTCTCAAGACGCAGAGAGATTTGCGTCTCAGCTTCAAGCAAAGCGCATTGTGTTGGTGGATGGCCCAAAGCTGACCCTCTTGATGCTCCAGCACGGCGTTGGTGTTCGCCCGAAAGGCGATCCCATCATTTTGCGAGAAATAGATCTGAACTACTTTGATCCTGAAGAAGCGGTCTGACCTAGACCACTGGTTTTTTGCTCTTGTTGTCCTTTAACCTCCCGCGGCGCGCGAGAGGGCACGCAGGATCGGCAGGATCTGCGCCCCACCCGCACCAAGCGCGATAAGCACGGCGACGATGCCCCAGATCGCGCCCTCAATCCGGCGCGTCTGCTTGCGCAGGCCACAGATCTCCGCACGCACTGCCGTATAACGCTCGGCACAGCGCTCGACATGCAGAGCCAGATCCTCGCGCTCGCGCGCGTGGAGTTCACCGTTACTCATGATTTCCTCCCGAAAGTAATTAGCGCAGCCAACCGCCACGCGGTGCCAACCAACCAGGTCGACGCATCATCGGTGGAGGCTCCGGGCTTGGCACCGGCGCTGGGAATGCCGCAGCCGCTTCCACCTGCGGCACATCCACCGGTGCATTGGCGATATCCTCGCGCAGCCTTTGCCAGAACCGCTCGCCATAGCGATCAGCACCCAGGAGCCAAAGCGCCGCCCGCGCCAGCACCGCGCAATCCAGCGCCTCATTCCTGTCCCGCAGCTTTGCCCATTCCTGGCGGATAAAGCCGCGCCGATCCTTCACCTGGTGCAGCTGCTCCGCCACCAGCTGCTTGACCCATTCAACCTCAATTCCCTGCGGCAAATGCACCCAGCCGGGCGGGAATTCCGCTGCCTCGCCACGCCCGAGCCAAAGCCGGCGATAGAGATCAACCTTCCAGGTCGAAACCGAGACCGTCCAAAGCTTCAATCCGCGCCGCAGCTTCCGCCCATCCACCAGCGCATCAACCGGCGTTGGGCCCTGCACCGGCTGTGCGCGATTCCAACCATCAACCCCCTTGGTCGGCGCAATGCGCGGGTCGCGCAGGCGCCGCAGATGGCCATAAACTGCGGCTGTATCGCGACCACCCGTATCAACACAGGCCTTGGCGATGCGGATCGCGCCGCCATTGGCCCGCGGCCAATCGCGCGCCAACAACTCCGCCAGCGCATCCCAGGGCGCACGATCACGCGGGCTGCCGGCGATGACAATGTGATCAACCAGCCAGGACGAATAGCCCTCAGCCCAGGCCCAGATATCGCATTCCAGCCGGTCATCCTGCACATCGACGCCCGCCGTCAGCACCAGTGCGTCCTGCACCACAACACCCAGCCGGAAATCCTCGCGCCGCTCCACCAGGCGTTCCCAATCCGGCGCCTCGCCACGATCCTGCCAGGTCTCGCCGAGCACGGTGTTGCGGAAGGTCTTCAGATCCTCGGCCTTGCCTTGCGCTGCTTCCCAATCGCGCGCGATCTGTTCCCAGGACAACCAGCCGACCGGCGAATAAAGCGCCGAGATGTGAAAGCCGATGGTATGCGGGTTTTCCGCTGCCGCAGTCGGTCGCCATTCGCCGGCGGCGAGCATGGCCGTCTTGTGGTGTTCCTCAATCGGCGTGTCGCAATCCTCGCAATGGTAGCGCACGCTGCGCGGGTCACCCTTTTCCCAAATCAGACGTTCGAATTTCAGCCATTGCATGGCGCCGCAATGCGGGCAGGGCAGAAAAAAGCGCCGCTGGTCGGAGGCAGCATATTCCCGTTCAATCCGGCTGCGCCCGGCAATGGTTGGCGTTGAGACCAGAAAGGCTTTCCTTCGCCAGCCGAAGGTGCGCGCCCGGGCCTCGGCCAATGCAATCGGATCGCCTTCGCCTTCGATATCGCCGGGATAGGCGTCGACTTCATCCAGAAACAGAAACCTAGCCGGCATGGAACGCAGCCCGACTGCGCTATTCGCGCCGGTCAGCACCAGAATACCGCCGGGGAATTCCTTCGACAGCATCGTATTGCCGCTGTCCCGCGCGCGGGCTGGGGCCACGCGTTCCCGAAGCGCCGGCGTTTCCTCCAGCAATGGGTCAATGCGCTGGCGAGAAAAGCGCTTGGCGAGTTCCACAGTGGGCTGCACCGCCAGCACCGGCGCCGGGACGTGATGCAGGATATAGCCGAGCCAATTATTGCCTGCCTCGGTCGCGCCCACCTGCGCGCCCTTCATGAACACAATCCGCCGCGCCGGATGCACGGCGGACAACGCGTCCATCACATCGCGCAGATAGGGCGTTCGGCTCGTGCGCCAGGGGCCGGGCTCAGACGAGGCACGGCTGCCCAGGATGCGATGCTGTTCCGCCCAGGTAGATACGGTGAGTTGCGGTGGCGGGCGTAGCATGGCTCCGGCGCGGCGGCGCACATTTTCACGCGTGCGGCCTTCATTCGCCGCCGATGCCGGGAGGGTCGAAGCGATCGGAAGCCTCCGTCAGAAGCTCATTGATGTGCTGCTGCAGGATGGTTTGCAGCAGATGGGGCTCGACGCCGAGTTCAGCGGCAATGACGCCCGCCACGCGCGCGGGCCAATTCAGCAGCGCGTCGCGCATGGTGCTGGCGATTTCATCAATCGTCGCATTGGCGGTCGCGACATCGAGCAGGCGGCCCTTGCTTTCATCCAGTGCGAGGCGCTGGGCTTCGACCTTCAGGGCGAGTTGCGCGACCTTGAGCCGGGCGAAAGGGGTGCCCTCGGCATTAGTGCTGCCGTTGAGCGAGGACCGCTGCGGGTCTGCGGTGTCCAGCAGCCGAGCGCGTGTCTTGGTGATATCCCATTGGCCATCCGGTTCGCGCGTAATGCGCCCGGAGCGTTCGGCCTTGTGCATGGTGGTGTCGCTGACGCCAAGGCGTCGCGCGGCTTCGCGGGTGGAGGGTGTCAGTTCAGCCATGGCGGCGACCTCCCGCCGCGCGTTGGTGAGGGTTCAGGGTGTCAGTGTGTGGCGCGGTGGCGCGCTGCATGGAATGCGGCAAGGGCTGCTTGCCAGTCTGCATCATGCGCGACGCCGATGCGCTGGAGGGGTTCGAGCATCACGCAGCCCCGGCTGTAGTATTCGCCTTGCATGCGTGCCAGCCACCCGGAAAGCCCCTGCGCGGCAAGGGCGTCGCTGGCGGCCATCACTTCCGCCTCGCTCGGCTCGGTGCGTCCGAGGGAGACATGCTGCCCATCGGTGCCAAGCACGATCCAGCGCTGTTCTGTGCCGGCG